CAACTCACATAGCTGAACAAGGCCGCCGTCTGCCCATCCGCACCACGCATCCGCCGTCTCCCGCTAACAGGGACAGCGAATCACACCCGTCGTGACCAGCGCGACCTTTTTCAGCAGCCTGCTAGCCGTGCCCAGCTTACTCGGGAACTGGAAGGCCGCACCCGTCGCGGCTAGGATAGCAGGAGTATGTCCCACGCTCCTAAAACCTGTTCCAAAATCACCTTCCCCGCAATGGCCCGATTGAGTTGAAGATATGAGAAACGGCTAGGACACGGCCACGGCCTTTGCCTCGGGCAGAGGCGACGTCCGGTTCCCGCCCTTCTCGGACTCTCATTGTCGAGTACGGGGCTCACGCATACTCTGTCCCCGCCTGCTGGTTCCGCAGCACCGCGGTCATCATCCGCGTCGCTGTCGTGTTGAACGCCGCGCGGAAGTCGAAGCTGGCCTCCACCCCTGCGGGCCCCTCAATCGGCGTTTTCGCCAGCGCCAGATAGACCTCGTGCAGCGTGATGGTCAGGCTGCGGTTGGCGTCGATGGTGAAGGCCATGGCGAATTCCGCCGAGGTGCCGGCCTGCGCCTGGGCGAGCAGCGTCGTGTTCTCGAAGCGCACGGTGATCTGGCCGGTGCAGCGCGCGATGCCGGGATCCACGCCCTCCACGCGGCGATCGGCGCGGATGGTGCGCACCGCCTCCATGCCGTTGGCATAGGTGAGCCGCGCGCCGGTGACCTGCGCCAGCGCCGAACCGCTGCGGGTGATGGACCCCTGCGCCTTGTTGAATGCCGTGTAGGCCGCGCCGGTCGGCGTGCCGCCCGAGCTGGCGCCGGTGCGCACGGATCCCTGGCCCAGTAGCCCGAAGGTCGCCGTCGCCGCGCCGGTCGGCGTGAAGTCCATCTCCAGCGTGTCGGCGCGCACCCCGGTGCAGACGTCGAAGGACGGCACGTCGGGATAGCCGATCTCCATCGCATTGCTGGGCAGTGAGGCCGCGCCCGAGGCGAAGGTGTGGATGAAGTTGGTCGTGCCGGTGGTGGTGGGTGCGCCGAGCAGCAGGCGGAGCCAGTGCCCGATGTTGATGAGGTCCACCGGCACCACCGCCTGGCCGGCGACCGTCACCGTGTCGAGGAAAGGCGCTGCCGGATCGCGGTTGCTGCCGACGCCGATGACGTCTGCATCGAGCAGCGGCTGCTCCGCCCCGAGATCGCAGGACAGGAACGGCATGCGTCGCCAGTTGCTGCCGGGCGCGGTCCCGTAGGTGGTCTCGGGCAGCATGAGCAGGCGGCAGTTCGCGCCGATGGCACGGGGCATGGGCTTTCTCCTGGAGGGGGATCAGGCCAGCGGCGAGCCGGCGACGGTGAACCAGAGCGTGACGGGGATGGCGGCAGCACGGGCCGCAGCAGCGCCCTCGAACTCGACATCCTCGAAGGACGCGCTGCCGGGCTGCGCCCATTCGACGGCGCCGCCGAGGGTGCGGTTGGCGGTGATCGCCGCGCCCATATCCACCAGCAGCGCATCGAGCAGGGTGTTGCGAGCGGCCGGCGTGGCACCGGCGACGGTGATCTCGACCTCGGCGCGATGCTCGATCTGCCAGGCGAGCGGGGAGAGGATGGGCGTCTCCTCCACCGTCTCGCCGTCGCGAACGACCACCAGCCCACCGGCGGGGATGCGCTGCGGGATGGTCTCGCCGCGCAGCACGATCGGCGTCGGGTTCCTGACCGCCAGTGACGTGACGAGCCGGCTGTGCAGCGCCGCGATGGCGGTCTCGCGCGCGCTCATGCTGCTCTCCCGCTCTCGCGTTCCCAAGCCGCCACGAAGCGGCCGGGCAGGCGGCGCAGCCCGCGCTCCGCGGCGCCGCGCACATCGAGGCGCTTGGCGAGCTTCACCTGAGGCAGCAGCAGGAACATAGGCACCATCCCCTGCTCCAGTAGCCCGCGCGCCCAGGCCTCACGGCCCTTGCGGTTGGCGGTGCCGACCTCGGTGACGCCGCCCGCCACCAGCCGGGTCCGGCGACGCCGCCCCGTCTGCTCGCCCTGCCGCAGTGGCAGGCACCAGACGAAGCCCCGGCCCGACTTGAACGGCCGGAGGAAGGCCTGACCGGAAGCGACCATCTGGGCCGGCGTCACGCGCATGCCCTTCTCGCCACGCCCCCGGCGTCCGCGCGCCGCATTGAAGCCGGTCGGGATGGCCAGGAACTTCCCGCCGCCCTTCGCCCGGATCAGCGCGCCGCGCTCGAAGGCGTCGATGACGTTTGGCACCTTGGTGAAGACCAGCCCCGCCGGCCGCAGCGACTGCCCAGACCGCGGGAAGGTCATCGACCGCCAGGCATTGGCGATACCGCGCGCGTTGCCCGAGAAGGCGGTGGTGACCTGCCGGCGCAACTCGGCCTTCACCTGATCGGTCTCGGCGCGGATGGCGGACATGGCCACCCGCTCGCCAGCCCGCACCTCGTCCGCCAGCACCTTGCGCAGGTCGCCCACGATGCTGGCGCCGAGCCGCATGGATCAGCGCCCGCCGAACTTGCGGCTGAGGATGCGCAGCAGCAGATCGTGCAGCGCGGCATAGCCGAGCGTGCCGGCCAGCCACGCGACGGCGAAGAGCCACCAGCCATCGAGCTCGAAGGCATGGGCGATGAGCCAGGCGCCGGTGCCCAGGCTGCCGCCGGCCAGCGCGTGCAGCAGATAGGCGCGGGTCAGCAGTGGCCGGTCGGTGGAGGAGAAGCGCGCCATCGCCCCGAGCGCGCCCAGGGCGCCGGCGAGCAGCGCCTCGCCGACGATGCCGCCGATGCGCTCGGGGTCGATCATGGCGGTGCTCCTATCGGCGGCAGAAGACGCGCCAGGCCACGCCGGCGGCGTCGCGCTCGGCGTGCTGGACGGTCAGGATGTCGGCGCCGAGGGTGAAGGTGTCGTCCGCCCCGACGCTGGGCAGCACGGCGATGGCGACGGTCAGCACGTCGCTGGCCTGGATGACGCTGGTGCCGAAGGCATCGCCCAGCCGATCCGGTGCCGAGCGGACCACACGAAGCAGGACCGGAGCCCCCGTCCCACCCGCGCGATAGGTCGCATCCGCACCGATGTTCGGATCCGCGGCGAGCGCGTCCATGGCCGCGGCGAAGGCACTCATGCTGGCCGCCGCAGCCGCCAGGCGAGAACGCCCACCACCGCGGCGACGATGACCGCGATGGCGACGGCTGGCGCCAGCGTGCCCAGCGCCTGGATCGCCGGTGCGGCCTGCGCCACCGCCGTGGCGATGCCCGCGGCACCCACCAGCACCGCACCGCGGCCGGTGCCTGTGACGGCGGCGACCTCCCGCAGCGTCACGGGCGCGGCCGGAGGAACGCCCGCGAGCGTCAGCGCCCGATCGATGACGCCGGCCGGATAGGCCAGCCCCGCGCATTCATGGTGGATGATGGCCTCGACCAGCGGGCGCAGGTGATCGTGCCGATGCAGGTCGATCGCATCGTCCGGCCCGACGCCAATGCGCTGCGCCACCACGGCGATGTACGCGGCGGTGTCGTTCTCCACCTTGGGCGCCCAGCGCTCGATGATCGCGCGAGGCGTCCGCAGCTTGTGCCGGTCCTGGTAGGTGACCAGCAGCGCAGCCAGCGCGCGGATGCCGAACTCATGGCTGGTGAAGCGGCAGAAGCGGCCGTCCGAGGGGGGATCGGCCAGCCCCTGCCACTTGTTGGCCGGGACGTGCTCGATGTTTCCCGGATTGCGGTTGCGATAGCCCCGCGTCGCCTTCGGATCCATCGCCTTGGGGCCCGAGCTCACGTGCCGAGCGCCGGCACGCGGTTGAGCCAGACGCGGACGGTGGTGTCCGCGGCCAGCGCCGCCAGGCTGGCGATGCCGACCTGGAAATTGCCGGTGGCGGTGGTGGTGATGCGGCGGTTGGTGTTGTCCCAGAAGACGCGGGCACCGGCGGTGATGGCGAGCGCCGGCTCCTTGGTGATGTCGAAGACGCCCTGGGTGGCAGCCTCGATGACGGCGTTCTGCGCGCCATCGACGGCGGCCACGCCGAAGAGCGCGCCGACGAGCACGCCCTGGCCGGAGAGGATGCCGCCCGCATAGGGGACGGCAATGGCCAGGCTGTTGCCCGGCTGGACATAGTTGCGCATGGGGATGAGGTCTCCAGAAAGGCAGAAGGCGTCCCGAAGGACGCCCTCTGCATCGGTTCACGATGGGAGAGAGGAGCCGGGATCAGGTGCCCGGATTGAACCAGGCGCCGCGCCAGTCGATTGCGCCGACGCCGAAGTCGAAGATCACGCTGACCTCGACGCCATCCACGCCCTGGACGTTGCCGGTGGTGACCTGCGGCCCTTCTGCCCCGTTGAGGTAGCCGTAGACATAGACCGGTGCCGCGAAGGGATCGGAGAACAGGTACCAGCGGTTGGCCGGGATCAGCGGCTCGACGAGTGGCTGCACGAAGCCCGCGTAGACGTTGGCGTTGCTGGTCTGCGTCGCCTGCACCGAGACGGTGAGCTGCCGCGCGGCGAGCTCCTGGTTCGGCCCGACCAGCAGGCGCATCTGGGAGCCCACCGCGATGGGCAGCCCGTCCAGCGTCCGCTGGCGCATGACCGCTGCACGCCCCAGCGCGAGATTGCCCAGGTCGAGCAGCGTGCCGGCGGTGGCCTTATTCAGCCGCGCGGCGCCGGTGGCAAAGACCGGCGCCGCGCCGGTCACCAGCGTCGGGCCGTCGCCGGTGGCGCTGTTCACCAGCGCATAGGCCGTGGCGTTCTCGAAGTCGGCGACGCGCCGGCCGATCATGCTGGCGAAGTCGGTGAAGGCGCCGAGGTCGTCGTTGACCAGCATCTGCCGCGTGACGCGGATGCGCCGCGCGAAGGTCTGCAGGAACACCAGCTCCTGGCTTTCCGACATGGTGCCGGCCTGGATCTCGCCGTTCTCGGACAGCGCTACGAGGTTGGGGAAATCCCCCACGCGCAGGTGGCGGTGCGGCTTGAAGTCCCGAAAATCGCGGCGGAGGAACAGCGTGCGATAGGTCGGCTGCGCCGGGGCGTAGGCCGCGAGCAGCATCTTGTTGGCCGCGGCCGAGAGCAGCGCGGGGAAGTCGCTGGTGGTGTGGAAGGCGCGCTCGGCCAGGATGGTCGGGTTGCGGGGGATGTTGCGCTCGCCGCGGGCGCGGAGCAGTTCGCCCATCATGTCGGAGGGGCGCCAACCCATGAACTCGACGTGGCGGCCGGCGCCGGGGCCCGTGCTGGGCGCGTGGTAGCCGGGCATGGAGCGGGCGGCGAGCGCCTCGGCCATGGCGTCGAGCAGGCTGGCCGGGTCGTCCTGGCCGGGGCCGGTCTCCGGGCTCGCCGGCAGGGAGGGACGCGGCGCGCTCTGGGCGAAGGCGTCCCACAGGCGGCCACGCAGCACCTCGGGCGAGATGCGGTCGCGGATGGCGGCCTCGCGCATGGCGTCGAGCATGTCGGGGGTCACCAGGCCACGGGCGCCGGCCAGCACCGGCTCATAGGCGGCGATGCGCTCGACGGCGGCGCGGTCCGCCTCGGCGCGGATGGCGTCGAGATCGGGCGGGGTCGGCGCGGCGCGGGTGGGTTCCGGCGGGGCGGTGGTGGTCACGGGGCTCTCCTGGGGCGGGGTGCTGGGCGGCGCGGGCGGCGCCGGCGCGGGATCCGGCGAAGCCGGCGTCGTCTCGGGCATGGGTGTTTCCTCGGGGATGGTCAGGGCGGGTTCGATGGCGGTGGCGGGGGTGCCCTGATCCCCCTCGCCACGGACCACGGCCAAGCCGTCCACCGGCACCGGCACGATCGAGATCTCGTAGGGCTCCCAATCCACGGCACGGTGGATGGTCTGGCCGGTGGCGGCGTCGGGCCGGGGCTCGTAGCGATGAACGCGATAGCCGACGCTGACGGACTGCAGCGTGCCGTCCGCGACGCGCTGCCAGACCTGCTCGACGTCGTCCGCGCCGCTGAACTGGAGCGTGGCGTAGCCGCGGCCGGCCTCGAGGCGGGCGGCGGTGACGCGGCCGAGCACATCCCGCGTCCCGGCGCGGCGGTGCGTGTCGAGGACGGGCGCGCGGCCCGAGCGCAGCGCGTCCATGCGCACCGCCTCCGGCCGCATGTCGAGCTCCTCGATGATAGGACCGAGCGGGGGCACGAAGTTCCGCGCGCGGGCGCCGGTGGACCACACCACCTCGACGGTGCGCGCGGCACGGTCGACGGTAACGGGCGCGGCCAGGGCGCGGCAGGCGGCGATCGACTGCCCAGCGATGGGCAGTCGATCGGGCAATGGCGTGGCCTCCGGCGCGGGGGAGCCCCCGCCCGGGTCAATCGGCTCTGTCATGGGATGCTCCTGGGGCGGCGCCTTACGGCGCGGCGAAGCCCTGCGCGTTGACGTAGACCTGCGCGCCGGTGGTGATGCAGGCGACGTTCATCGTCGTGGCCGCGGTGCCGCGCAGCGGCGTCGGGAAGGTGATCTCGACCGGCGTCGGCATCGCCGCCGCCAGCAACTGCCGCCAGATCACCGTCGCCCCATCCTTGATCACCACCTCGGTCGCCACCGTCGGATGCGCGTTGCGGAGGTCGATCGAGGTCACGTAGTTGCGGATGCCGGCCGCAGCCGCCGCCCGGAGCACCACGTCGGTGGTCGTGATGATCCCGCCCGCCGCGGCCGCGGTCTGCCAGTCGGCCTCAGGGATGGCATAGGGCTTGGTGACCAGCGCGCCGATCAGCGTCGCCAGCAGATCCACACCACGCGCTGTCGTGACGGCAATCGGGTTGGCCGAGTAGCCAGTGGCGGCCAGCACCGGCACGGCGCCGGCCGTGTTGCGCGCCTGGCCACCCACCGGCGTGACCGCCGGCGGGATGGTGCTGAGCACGTTCACGCCCAGCCCCTGGCCAGCGACCGACTGGCCGCGGCCGGCGGTGATCTCCGTCGTCAGCTCGGCATAGTCGGCGATGGTGACGAACTGGACCCTGATGTCGGTATTCGAGGCCGGCGCCAGGTTGCGGCTGACCGAGGCCCAGCCGGTGTTGAGATAGGCGCCGCTGAAGGTTGAGCCCACCAGGTCAAAGCTGTTGGCGTCGATGACCGTGATGGTGAAGCTGCCGTTCGCCCCGGGCACGCCCGACACGTCCGCCACCGTGACCACATCGTTCGTCGCGAAGCCATGCGCCGCGCGGGTGATGCGCACTGCGCCACTGCCGTTGTTGGCCACCGCCGAGATGCCGTTGATGACCTGCCGGTTCCGCACCCGGATCCGGAACCGATACAGCGCATTCGGCTCGGGAATCTGCTGGTGGCGGACGTAGGAGTTCGAGCGCGCCGCCGTGGTGTCGAGCAGCCGGCCGTGGAAGTAGCACTCGTCGTTGGTCGGCTCGATCTCCAGCACGGACCAGCCCGCGGGCGCCGTGGTCGGGATGGTGCTGCCCGAGGCGCTGCCGAGGCGGGGCGCGCCCTCGCTCCCCACCTCGTAGTTGGCGAGCGTTGGGCTGGCGCCGTCCAGCCGCCAGGCCGCCGCGCTGCGCCCATCCGGCTGGGCGGTGGTGGAATCGATGCTGACGAGCTCGAGCCACACCGACTGGCCGACGATGCGCTGGCTCATATTCACCGCCACCATGACCCGGAGCGGGATGGTGAAAGTGGTGCGGCTGGTGAGCGTCAGCTCATCGTCGAGCGTGGTGCCGGTGGAGATTGTCACCGCGCCGTCGGCGACGGTGTGGGTGATGCCGCCGCCGGTCGCCGCGATCTCCCACCGCGCTGGGTTGATCTCGGTGCCGTTGAAGCTGTCGCGGAACTTCTTCTGCATGCTCTTGATCTTGAGCATGTCGTCGGTCCAGTCGTAGGCCCCTGCGATCATTGGGATGCTCCTGGATTGGGGGCAGCGCCCGCATCCGCACGCGGCGAAGCAGCGCCGGTGGCGGCGATCTCGATGGCGGCGAGCTGGGCCGCATCCTGTGCGGCGCCGGACTTCGCGACGCGGCGCGGATCGCTGTCCAGCGAGAGGCCCGCCTCGTCGAGCAGGGCATTGGCCTCGCGGATCATCTCGACGACTTGGCGGAAGTCGTAGCCGAAGGCGCCGACCGCCTCGGGCTGCGGCACGAAGCCGGCACGGACCTGCGCGATGAGCGCCGTGGTGTCCTTGAGCGGATCGATCATCTCGTGTGCGGGCGGGACGTGGGACAGGCCCTCCGGGATCTCGGCACCCCACAGCCCGAGCAGCGCGCCCTGGGCGTGGAATCGGTCCGCGATGGGCCGCACCAGCATCGGGATCAGCATGCCGTACTGCACCTGCTCGCACAGGCGGCGGAATTCGATCTTACCGGCCCGAAGCGAGGAGTAGTTCGCCTGGGTCAGGTCGCCCGCGACCTGGTCGTAGGTCAGGCCGGTGCCCACCGCGGAGGCTTCCAGCGCGCGGCGAGCGAAGGCAGCGTGGCTGCCACCGCCGCTCGGGTTCACCACCTCCACGCTGCCCATGCCGCGGCGATACAGGATCATCCCCGGCTCGAAGCTCTCGACGGTGCGGCCCTGGGCATCGCGCAGCAGGCCAGACGCCGGGCCCGTCATGGCGTCGTCGCCATCCTCGGAGACGACCGCCGCCAGGCAGGCCTCGATCTTGGCCTTCATGAGCAGGGCGGCCTCGTAGTCGCTGAGATCCCGCAGTCGGGTCAGCACCGGTGCCAGCCACGACACGTCGCGCAGCTGGCCGGGCCTGCGCTTGCGATAGATGTGCAGCACGTCGCGGGCGGGGACGCGCTGGCTGCTGAGCCAGGTGGTGCCCCCGGGCAGGACCCAGGACGCGCACGGGTGCACGCGATGCAGCCAATAGCCCACCGGCTCGCCAGCCTCACCCAGCCCGATGCCCTGCAGCGTGGGGACGCCGTCGATGACGCCCTGCCGCGCCGTGTCGAGGTGGTCGCTTTCCAGCACCTGCAGCCGCAGCCCAATCGGGTTCGCCGGCGTGATGTCAGCCGGCAGCAGGCGCACGAAGCATTCGCCGCTCTCCACCACGGCACGCATGACCAGCGCCTGGAGGCCATAAAGGTCGAGCCGGCCCTCGGCATCGCAGGCGGTGCTGTCGGACCAGCGGCGCCAGGCCTCAGCGTGGGGCTTGTCCGGCCAGCGGGTGGTGATGCCGGCGCCCACCGCGTTGCCGGTCCAGAGATCGACGATGCGGGCGGCGTAGGGGTCGTTGCGGACGGCGTCGCGGGCCCGGCGCGCCACGGTGGGCGCGGCGGCACCCACCTCGGCCGTGGCGCTGCCGCCCGATGCCGCCCAGCTCGAGGCGCGGCTGTCCTGCGCGGCGGCATAGCCGCGCAGGGCGTGCCAGGCATCGCGAAGGCGGCCCATCACCTGCTGCCCTCGCGCGAGAAGCTGGCGAAGGTGACGTTGGGACGGCGCGCGGCAGCGTTCTCGGCGCCGTGCAGCACCGACAGCGCGCGGCCGAGTTCATCCAGCGAGCGGTATTCCACGGTGCGGCCGTCGAAGGTCACGCGCGTGGTGCCGCCGGTGAAGGCCGCGGCCAGGACGGCGGCGCGGGTGCCGGCAGGCTGCGCCAGCGCCCAGGCGAGGACGGTCGGGTCCATGGTCGTCCTCCTTCAGCGAAGCCAGCCACTGCGCGGCGCCAGCCAACCCCGCGGGCGCTGGGCGTCGAGCGCCTGCGCCCGCGCGGCCTGCGATGGTGGTGATGGATCAGCGACATTCCCTGCGGTGGGAAGTTCGCTCGGCAGAAGCGGTGCATCGGCGATCTGGTCGCGCAGCTGCTGCCAAAACCGCTCGCCATAGCGATCGGCGCCGAGCAGCCAGAGCGCGGCGCGGGCCAGCACGGCGCAGTCCAGCGCCTCGTTCCGCTCGCGCAGCTTGGCCCATTCCTGCCGGGCAAAGCCGCGGCGATCCTTGGTGGTGCGCAGCTGCTCGGCGACCAGCTGCTTGACCCATTCGACGTCGATCGCGCGCGGCAGATGCACCCAGCCGGGCGGCAGCTCCTCCGCGTCGCCGCGGCCGAGCCAGAGCCGGCGATAGAGGTCTGCCTTCCAGGTCGAGACCGAGACGGTCCACAGCTTGAGGCCGCGGCGCAGCTTCTGGCCGTTGACCAGCGCGTCCACCGGCGTCGGGCCCTGGACGGGTTGCGCCCGGTTCCAGCCATCGATCCCCTTCGTCGGGGCGATGCGCGGATCCCGCAGCCGCCGGAGGTGGCCATAGACGGCGGCGGTGTCCCGGCCGCCGGTATCGACGCAGAGCCGGGCGATGCGCATCGCGCCAGCGCCATGGCGGGGCCAGTCGCGCGCCAGCACCCGAGCCAGTTCGTCCCAGGGCTCGCGGTCCCTCGGGCTGCCGGGGATCACCACGTGATCGACGAGCCAGGAGGAGAAGCCCTCCGCCCAGCCCCAGACGTCGCATTCGAGGCGGTCGTCCTGGACGTCCACGCCGGCGGTGAGCACCAAGGCGCCGGTCGGCACCACGCCCATGACGAAATCTTCGCGGCGCTCGACGAGCCGCTCCCAATCCGGCGCCTCGCCCTGCTCCTGCCAGGTCTCGCCGAGGACCGTGTTCTTGAAGGTCTTGATGTCCTCGGGCTTGCCCTGGGCGGCCTCCCAATCGCGGGCGATCTGCTCCCAGGAGAGCCAGCCCACCGGCGAGTAGAGCGCCGAAATGTGGAAGCCGATGGTGTGCGGATCCTGGCCCTCGGCCGTCGCGCGCCATTCGCCGCCGCCGAGCATGGCGGTCTTGTCGTGCTCCTGCATGGGGTGGTCACAGGCGGTGCAGTGATACCGAGCCGTCTCCGGCGCCCCCTTCTCCCAGAGCAGCCGCTCGAAGCGCAGCCACTGCATCTCGCCGCAGGCCGTGCACGGCACGAAGAAGCGCCGCTGGTCGGAGGCGAGATACTCGCGCTCGATCCGGCTACGGCCGGCGATGGTGGGCGTCGAGACCAGGAAGGCCTTGCGCCGCCAACCGAAGGTGCGGGCGCGGGCCTCGGCCAGGGCAATGGGGTCACCTTCGCCGGCAACGTCGCCGGGATAGGCATCCACCTCGTCCAGGAACAGGAACCGCGCCGTCATCGAGCGCAGCCCGACCGCGCTGTTGGCGCCCGTGAGCACCAGGATGCCGCCGGGGAATTCCTTCGACAGCATGGTGTTGCCGCTGTCGCGCGCGCGGGCCGGCGCCACCCGTTCCCGCAGCGCCGGGGTTTCCTCCAGCAGTGGGTCGATGCGCTGGCGCGAGAAGCGCTTGGCCAGCTCCACGGTCGGCTGCACCGCCAGGGCGGGTGCCGGCACGTGATGCATGATGTAGCCGAGCCAGTTGTTGCCGCTCTCGGTGGCGCCGACCTGCGCACCCTTCATGAAGACGACGCGCCGGGCGGGATGCACCGCCGAGAGCGCGTCCATCACGTCCTTCAGGTAGGGCGTGCGGCTGGTCCGCCAGGGGCCGGGCTCCGCCGAGGCGCGGCTGCCCAGCATGCGGTGGCGCTCGGCCCATTCCGAGACGGTGAGCTGCGGCGGCGGGCGCAGCATCGCGCCGACACGGCGGCGCACATGCTCACGGCTGCGAAGACCGGTCCCCTCCGAGGCCTGCTGGATCGAAGCGATCGGCCGCCTCCGTCAGCAGGTCGTTGATGTGGCTCTGCAGGATGGTCTGCAGCAGATGCGGGTCGACGCTGATCTCGGCCGCGATCAGGCCGGAGACGCGGGCGGGCCAGTTCAGCAGCGCGTCGCGCATCGTGCTGCCGATTTCGTCCAGCGCGGCATTAGCCTCGGTGACATCGACCAGCCGTCGCTTGGTCTCATCCAGCGAGAGGCGCTGCGCCTCCACCTTCAGCGCGAGCTGCGCCACTTTCAGCCGGGCGAAGGGCGTGCCCTCGGCGCCGGCGCCGCTGGCCAGGGGCGAGCGTGCGGGATCGGCAGTCTCGGTCAGGCGGCGTCGGGTCTTGTCGATGTCCCAACTGCCGTCCGGCTCGCGGGCGATGCGGCCGGCCCGTTCGGCCTTGTGGATGGCGGTGTCGCTGACGCCGAGGCGGCGCGCGGCCTCGCGCGTGGAGGCGGTCATTTCCGGCATGGCGGCGACTCTGCCTCCCATCGCGGAGCCGCGATGGGGGCCCGCAAGCCGCCGCGCGTGATGGCGATGCCGGCCTTCTCAGAGGGGACGAAGGGCGCGCTGGCGGGCGGCTTCAAAGGCGGTGATGGCAGCGGGCCAATCCAGCGTGGCGCCGTCGCCGAGCATCTGCACCGGTGCGAGGACCACGCGGCGGCGCGACCAGTAGTTCCCGTCCAGCGTCGCAAGCCAGCCGGCCAGCCCCTGCGCTACAAGCGCCGCGGCGGCGGCTTCGACCTCCGCCTCGCTGGGCGGCGCGGCGCGGCCCATGGTCACGTGCCGGCCATCCTGCGCCAGGATGATCCAGCGGCGCTCGGAGGGCATCAGCCCTCCTCCTTCTCGGTCTGCCAGGTGGCGTATTCCACCGTGGCGAAGATCCCGCGCCCGTCGCTGGCGGTGCAGACCTGGATGGTGGCGCGGCCCACGCTGTCGGTGCTGCGGGGCGCTGTGGCGAGAAGCTGCTGCCAGGCGGCGCGGTCCTGCGGGCCTTCGGCAGTCTCATGCGGGAGGGTGCTGGTGCTCATCGTCGTCTCCGTCTGGCGGGGCGGGATGCCCCTGCGCGTGACGGACGATTCGCGCTGTGTCGGAGCGCAGCCAACTCGATAAAGCGCCGGGAATCTGGATGATCCCCGGCGCTTCCGATGATGTTCGATGCTGTGGCTGAGGCGCTTCACTCCGCCAAGGCATAGACGGTGAAGGACCCCTTCGCGCCGGTCTTGTTCGGGCCGACCTGGCGGATGCGCTCGCGCACCTCGACCGCGTGGCCCTTCTTCTTCAGCCCGGCGAAGAAGCCGCGGACCGTGTGCTGCGCCCAGCCCGTCGCCTCGGCGATCTGCGCGACCGTGGCGCCCTCGGGGCGGCGCAGCATGGCCAGCACCTGCTCCTGCTTGGTGCCCTCGCGAGGCTTGCGCGGCGCACCCGGCTCGCGGGCGGTGCGGGCGGGCTTGCCGGCGAGGGCGGCGCGGAGGGCCTCGATGGCGCGGCTGATCGGGTTGTCGGTCGCGTCCTGCGCCGGGCTGGCGTCCCAGGCAACCAGAACCGCCGCGGCGGCGTCGCGCAGGCTCGCGCGCGGGGCGGGTGTGGGCACGCCCTGGGCGGGTTCGGCTTCCTCCGCGGAGGCATCCCCCTCGGCGGCGTCGTCCGCGCCCGCGGGCGCCGTGTCGGGCACGCTACCCTCGATGCCGGAGCAGTCGGGCTCGCCGGCCTCCGCGTCGCCCTCGTTCGGGTCGATGCCGATCGCGCGCAGCCCCTCGTCGGTGATGCGCGCCACGATCCAGGTGCCGTCCTCATCCTGCCGCCAGCCGAGCCCGACATGCTCGCGCGGGGCGTTGATCTCGGTGAGCAGGTTGTTCTTGATCAGGCTGCGGAAGACCGCGTTGCGCGCGGCAACCGGCAGGGTCTTCGGCGCGCGGGCGAGGCCCATCTCGTGCTGCGCGGCGGCGCTGAGAATCACGCGCTGGCTGTCGGAAAGCTTGGTCATCGTGGTGGTCTCCGGTTCCGGGTGCCGGTCATCGGCCCCTACTGCCGGGAGCCCCGCCGGCCTCGCCGGTCGGGGCGGTGCGGGAGTGGTCCGCTTCAGGCTTCGTATTCGCCCCGGCGGAAATGCTGGTCCGCGATGTCCTTCAGCTTCGCGGTGGCATCCGAAAGCCAGGCCGCTTCGCCCCAAAGCACCGTCTCAGGGTCCGCGCCGAAATGGTCCGCGCTGGCCTGGGTGAGTTCCGCGAGAAGGGCATCGAATTCCGCCTTCTTCGCCAGGAAGGCGGCCAGGCTGTTTTCCTGGTTGCGGGCGGCGCGGGCTTCGCGATCGGTCATGGTCGTCTCCGTCTTGGTGCAGGGCGGGGTGCTCTGCGTATGACGGACCATTCGCGCTGTGGCGCGCACGAGCCAAGCAAGATGCAGCGTCGTGAGACTGCTATGATTCGGCGGTCTGGATCACATCATGATCGACAATGCCGCGGGCCGCGGCGACATCGGCGAAGATGCGATCATCGCCCTTCAGCACGGCGGCTTCGCCGGTGGTCTCCTGCCACCGCCGCACGATCACGTCGGCATAGGCGGGATCGATCTCCAGCAGCACTGCGCGACGTCCCGTGCGCTCCGCCGCGATCATCGTGGTGCCCGACCCGCCGAAGCAGTCTAGCACCGTGTCCCGCGGCTTGCTGCTGTTGCGGATCGCGCGCTCGACCAGCGCCACCGGCTTCATGGTGGGATGCAGGTCGTTGCGGGCCGGCTTGTCGAAGTGCCAAACATTCCCCTGGTCGCGCGCGCCGCACCAGTAGTGCTGCGCGCCGGCCTTCCAGCCGTACAGCATCGCCTCGAATTGCTGGTGGTAGTCGGCGCGGCCGAGCGCGAAGGTGTTCTTCGCCCAGATGATGGTGCTGGACCATTTGCCGCCCGCCTCCTGCCAGACCCGATGCAGCGTCGGCCACTCGGAGGAGGACATGCAGACGTAGCAAGCGCCCTTGGTGACCGAGAGCAGGTTGGCCAGCGCGGGGCGCAGGAACTCGGGAAAGCCGCCGCCGAGCGCGTCGTTGGCGATGGTCATCTTGGCCGCGGTGCCGCCTTCGTAGGCGACATTATAGGGCGGATCGACGAAGCCCATGTCCGCCAGGTGGCCAGCGCCGAGGGCGCGCTGAACGTCCGCCAGCTTTGTCGCGTCGCCGCACAGCACCCGGTGATCGCCGCAGCGCCAGAGATCACCGGTGCGCGTGACGGGGATCGCCGGTAGCGGCGGCGCCTCGTCGGCATCATCGCCGAGGCCAGCATCAGCGGCGGCCAGCAGTCGGTCCAATTCCATGCCGGAGAAGCCGAGCACGTCCAGGTCGACCACCGCCTCGTCGCGAATGCGCGCGATCTCGGCGGTCAGCAGCGCTTCGTCCCAGCCCGAGTTCAACGCGATCTGGTTGTCGGCCAGGCGCAGGGCACGCGCCTGCGGCGGGGACAGATGGCCAAGCCGCAGCACCGGCACGGCGGCCAGCCCGAGCTGCTTTGCCGCCATGACGCGGCCGTGGCCGGCGATTAGCACGCCCTCGGCATCGACCAGCACCGGGTTCACGAAGCCGAACTCGGCGATGGAGGCCGCGATCTGCGCTACCTGCGACGGCGAATGCGTGCGCGCGTTTTCGGCATAGGGCACGAGGGAAGCGACCGGCAGAGCGGAAACGACGAGATCAGGCTGCACTGGCGGTGACCTCCTGCCTCGCCGCGGCCACGGCGTCGTAATCGCGACCGTCGTCCGCCAGCGTCACCGGCAGGTCAGGATGCAGCATGCGCCACCGGGCCACGGCCAGATCGACATAGGCCGGCGCGAGCTCGATCACCCGCACGCGGCGGCCGGTCCGCTGGCCGGCGATGATGGTGGTGCCGGCGCCAGCGAAGGGTTCGAACACCACGTCGCCGTCGTCGGCATAGGCGCGCATCAGGAAGTCAGGCAGCGCGACGGGGAACACCGCGGGATGCTCCGTCTCGATGCCGCGGGCCTTGTGCCGGGTGATGCGCAGCACGTTGTCCGGGATCCGGGTCTCTTGGACGCCCTGGCCGGCGTGCTGCCATTCGCCGACGGTGCCGTCCTTCGCGCGGAGGCCACCCTTCTCGGAGTTGACGTGCCCAGCCCAACGGCAGGGGATGATCTTGTTCGGGCGGCGGGATTCCCGATTGAAGTGGAACAGAAGCTCGAATGCGGGCGACAGCCGCCCGTTCCAGTCGCCGGGAAGGCCGGGCCCCTGGTCCCAGGTGTAGAGCCCGAACCGGCGCCAGCCGCGGCCGCGCATCCAGTCGAGCCAGCCGGACCAATAGGGCTGCCATTCATTGTCGCGATGGATCAGCCCGAGGTTCACCAGCACTTGGCCGTCCGGACGCATAGCAGCGTCGAGATGCTGAAACACGCCCTGCATCAGCGCGTCCCAATCCGTGACGCCGCCGGTCGTGTAGTCCCGCTGGTTCCCGTAGGGCGGGCTCGTGAAGAGCAGCGCCGCGCGGTCCTCACCCATCACGCGCGCCACGCTGGCCGTGTCGGTGCTGTCGCCGCACAGAAGGCGGTGGTCGCCCAGCAGCCAGAGATCGCCGGGACGGGTGACGGCCTGGCGCGGCGGCTCCGGATCGGCGTCGGCGGGATCCTCCGCCGTCTCCTCCGCATCCGCCGCGCCAGTCGCGCCGCCCCCCTCGGCGGGATCCGCGGACAGTGCCTCGGGCGCGTCGCCGTCGGACACGGCATCTCCAGCCGCCGCGAGGATGTCCGCGAGCTCATCCGCCGAGAAGCCGAGCGCGGGGAGGTCGATGTCCTGCGCCGCCTGCACCGCGGCCAGCGCGTCACGCAGCAGCGCCTGGTCCCAGGTCGCGTTCTCCGCGATGCGGTTGTCGGCGAGCCGCAGCGCCTCCTTCTGCGCGGCGGACAAGTGCCGCACCACGATCACCGGCACCTTCGCCATGCCGAGTGCGGACGCCGCCTCGAGGCGACCATGGCCGGCGATCAGCACGCCTTCCTCATCCACCAGCAGCGGGTTGGTGAAGCCGAAAGCCAGCATGCTGGACTTGATCTGCTCCAGCTGCTCGGCGCTGTGCACGCGAGCGTTCCCGGCATGCGGGCGCAGCTCCGCCACCGGACGCAGCAGGATCTTCGCCGCCATCCAGGGAAGCGTCATGATGCCATCCGGTTTGCAGGTGGTTTGCAGGGCCGCGGCGCGGCGATGGTTTGCAGCTAACCGTTTGAGGCGGTGGGCCAAGGCTGCAAACCGCAACCCATATTTTCAGCCTGGCGCTAGCGACCTTGCGCGCTTCCGCCCCCCGCATACAGCGGGGCCCGGAAGGAACCATCGGCTCGAGAGCCACCGTGGCTGATCAGCGGGCCGGTGGCTCGGGAGCCACTCGGCTGCGGTCGCAATTCAACGACTGTCGAAACACTATCCTTTCTGGTTCCGGTGCCGCAATCGGGTTTCAGCAGCGCCGCGACTGCGTGGTGGACAATGTCCATACAGAATCGTAGAAGCAGCCCCGGAGGCCACCATGCCCACACCCGCCAAGCGCATCACCACCCCGACCCGCCGCCCGGCGAAGGCCCAGCCCGCCATCACCGTCGGCGCGATCAACATCCGCGTCCGGCCCGAGGAGCGCGCCCTGATCGACCAGGCCGCCGTGCTCTCGGGGAAGTCGCGCTCCGAGTTCATGCTAGAGGCTGCGCGCCGCGCTGCGACCGACGCCATTCTCGACCGCACGCTGTTCCGCACCCAGCCGGCTGCGTACGCCAAGTTCCAGGCGCTACTCGACGCGCCGCCCAACCCGAACGGCCGGCTTCGCAAGCTGCTGGAAACCGCGCCTCCGTGGGAGTGAGTGCCGAACGGCTAAGCGCGCCGACGCCGCTCGACGACACGCACGACCTGGCGTTGTTCGATAGCGGCGAGGCCACGCTCGATGACTGGCTACGGCGGCGTGCGCGGGCGAATCAGGCGGCCGGCGCATCACGGACCTTCGTGGTGTGCCGCGCCGGCTTCGTGGTGGGGTTCTACTGCCTGGCGGCGGGGGCTGTGGCCGTGACCGCCGCTCCAGGCCGTGTGAAGCGGAACATGCCAGACCCGGTCCCGATGGCGATGCTGGGCCGACTGGCGGTGGACCGCAGCCTGCACGGCCAGGGCATCGGGCGGGCCCTGCTGCGGGATGCGGTCTTGCGCGTGCTGCAGGCCAGCGAGGTGCTGGCGGTGCGCGGCGTGTTGGTGCAGGCCCTGAACGCAGACGCCCAGCGCTTTTACCAGGCCTGCGGCTTTGCGCCGTCACCGATCGACCCAATGACGCTGATGGCCACTATGACCGACCTGAAGGCCGCCCTGGGCTGAGGCTCACGCGGCACGCTCGCGCGGTTGCAGGCCATAATGGGCCGCCAGCACGCCGAGCGCCGTGAGCAGGATGCCCTGCGCCTGCACGTGATGAACCGGACGTCCCGACCATCTCTGCCGCAGTGCCCATTCCCGCAGGGAGCATTCGAGGCCGAGCACGTGCCACAGGCAGCTTCCGCCGGCGCTGTCCGCGCCACCGAACAGGTCCAGGGCCGCGGCCAACCGACGCCGTGCCGCAGCCTGGCGTTCGCCCAGCAGGTCGGCGCCACCGCCCTGGATGCGGAGCAACTGCGTAGTGCGCATGCCGTCCAGTGCGGCGAGGCGGAAGGTCACACGGAACATCGCCCCGGCCTCATGCATCTGCGGCGTGATGCTGCCATTGGCCAGCATCAGCCCGAGCGTGTCGACGGCACGACGATGGGCGACGGGTGAGCCGGTGTCCGGATCCGCGTCGCGGACCGGCTCGGAGAAGCCGCCGTGTTGCAGTCGCCACTTCGAGGGCTTCGCCAGATCGTCGTGCTTCGGCTTCGACGCCTTGGGCTTCCGCTTACCTGCCATTGTGGCTCGCCCCGTTGCGACGCCCCCAGCGTCGGTTGGCCTCGTTGGTGATGGCCTGACGGAGCCAGTCGTCCGTGATGTCGGCGACAGGCAGCGCGGCCACGCCGTGCCGATGCCAGGCGGCCGCGCGCATGGCGTTCACCTCGCTGTCGTTGGTCGGGCTACGCGTCCCGCGGTCGAGGCACGAGCGGGGCGGCAGCGGTGCGCCAGGGAGCCTCATGCACGGCCTCCGGTGGGCTCGGTTGCCCACAACAGGAGCGCGATCGCATCCGCCTCGTTGTCGTCTGCCGGCGCGAAGCCGCGGGCCTGGATGGCAGCGACCATCTTCGCCTTGTCGGCGTTGCCCTTGCCGGTGGCGTAGCGCTTGATCGTGCCGACCGGGACGCCCTCGTAGGGGACCTCGTGCTCCTCGCACCAGGCGGTCAGGGTGCCGAGGAAGCCGCCATAGATGTGCGCCGCGTCCGTCCCGGCATGGGCGCGCACTTCCTCGAACACGATACGCGCCACACCGCCGGACAGGGCGGCGACCTCGGCCAGCCATCCGCGGAAGCGCAGGAATCGCATCCCGCCACCCTCGAAGCGGGTCGGCTTGAAGGTCATGGTGCCGGAGGTGATGCCGCCGTCACGCGAACGCAGCGCCCAGCCGGTGGTAGTGCCGAGATCCAGGGCGAGCACGGCGTGATGCGCCAGGCTGATCGCGGGCGGGAGGGCGATGGGCGGGCCGCTTGCATGGGCGGCGGGCATGGTGAGAGTCGCGGGTGCCATGGTGGTCTCCGAGAGGGGATGATCTTGGTGAGGGCAGCGACGGCGCGGTTCTTGGCGGAGCTCGCCGTCGCTGCCCGGCTTAGGGTCGGGTGGCCCCAGCGTGGGCGGCCCACGCGCCCAACCCGGTCGCCCGAGGTGTGGTGTGCTCGCGCCGTTGAGGCGCGCACGCACACCCCCCGTAGGGGGGAGGCGAAAAACCGAATCTGCCAAACTGCTCCAAGTAACTGATTTCACGTCAGAAAAAGCAGTTTCGGAGCAGTTTCGGACAGATTCGTTACGCGGAACTGCTTTCGGCCAGAAGCCGTTGATCTGATTGACGAAAAACAGTTTCGTAGTTTTGGCAGGGGAGCAGATTCGGACCGAAACTGCGCAGTTTCGGGCGCAGTTTCGGTCAGTGCGGAGTCGCATCGAGAGGGCCATCAGGCGGGCTCCTCGGGGTCGTGCAGCACCCACACCTCGGGGTTCTCGACCTCGAGCAGCGCCTCGCTCCGGGGGCACTGGAAGTGGCTCGGGAGCACCCGGACGGTGGCCGGGATGATCTCGCCAGTCTCCGGATCGATGGTCTCCTCGCCAGTGCCGAGGAGCATGTCCTGGACAACGAGATAGCCGTTCTTCGACTTGGTGTAGGGCTGCCCGAGGTCGCGCGCTTCGCGCCGGTATTTGATGTAGCCCTTCATGGCCAGGACACCGATCCGCTCGCGGATGTTGTCCTTGCCACCGAGCCCGCGCTTGTTCTCGAACTTCGACGCGAAGGCGTTGGCGGTGCAGAGCCGGCCTTCCTCAGCCTCCTCGGCGATGAGGCGGAGGATCACGTCGTGGCGGCGCGTGCGCTCGGCATCGAGTTTGCGCCCGATGTCTTTCCTGACCAGGCGCTCGCCTGTCCGGTCGAGCTCGACCCAGGCACCACCACGTTTGTCGACCAGCATCGGCTCTAGCAGGCTGCTGAAAAACGGTCGCGCTGGTCACGACGGGTGTGATTCGCTGTCCCTGTTAGCGGGAGACGGCGGATGCGTGGTGCGGATGGGCAGACGGCGGCCTTGTTCAGCTATGTGAGTTG